CCGCTCGTCGGCCGTGTCCGTGTCGAACTGTTCGGCCCCGACGGCGAACTGAAAGAGGCCCGGGCCGTCGACAACCTCGTCGTCGACGCCGGCAAAGCCCACATCGCCGACCGGCTATCCACCACGCCGGGCGGCGCCGCGATGGGCTGGATGGCGATCGGCACCGGCTCCACCGCCCCCGCCGCCGCCAACACCGCGTTGGGAACCGAGATCGACCGGAACGCAACCACGTCAATCACCGACGCCGCCAACGTCGTCACCTACCTCGGGAATTGGGCTGCCGGCGACGGCACCAACAGCGCTATCGCGGAGGCCGGGATCTTCAACGCGTCGTCGGTCGGGACGATGTTGGCGAGGGCGACGTTCACGGCGATCAACAAAGGCGCGTCGGACACGCTGGCGATCACATGGACAGTCACCGTCGGCTGACTCGATTGACGAGTCTGTCCGTGCGGAGCTCGACTCGCTTCGTGTCAACGACGAGCTGCTGGCGGCACGGGTGAGAACGCTGGAGAAGATGCTCGACACCCGGAACACCCCGCTGTGGAAACGCGCGGTGTTCCGGGTGGACGGCTGGCCGTCATGGCAGACCGTCGCCACCGGGCCGGCGTGGCGGCCATGGCGGAAATGGTGGCGAAGCTAGATGGCGAAGATCCTCTACTTCACCAACGTCGCCGCCACCACCCACCGCGGCAACAACGACGCCAAGCTCGCCGGCGCGACATCATGGTGGCAGCCGTTCGCACTATCCGAAGCCCGCGGCGCCTCCGCCACGACCGCGACCGTAGCGTCGATCGCCGGCACGACCGTCGGCATCGAGTTCGTCTCAGGGGCCGTCGCGCTCGAATGGCTGTCCGAACCGCTGTCGGCGGACTTCACGATCAGCGGAACGATCACAGGGAACCTGTGGGGTTTCGAGTCGACGATGAACGACAACACGGCGATCAACTTCGTCGTCGACAAGATCGACGGGGCCACAGGGGCGATCACGCAGATCGCGAAGTCAGCCCGTGTGACGGAACTGGGCACCTCGAACGGCGCCAACAACTTCACCGTCACCCCGACTAGCACCGCTTGCAAACGCGGCGACCGGATCCGGATACGTCCGTTCATCGACGACGCAGGCGCCGCGATGATCATCGGCACCACCACGTTCTCCTACAACGGCCCCACCGCCGCAGCCGCCGGTGACTCATACGTCCAGTTCACCGAGAACCTCACGTTCGAGGTCGATCCGGGCATCGCCGTTTTGAGCCAGCCGAGCAGTGCAGTCACCGAGACGTTTGGTCAGACGACAGGAGTAGCCGTGCCTGCGACGCAGATAGCGCAGCCGTTCGTAGCTCCCGGCACGTTGCTTACTCGGATTGCGGTCACGCTGTCAGACAACTCGGCCTCCGACAACTTGATTGTCGAGGTTCAGACCGACGCAGCAGGCAGTCCGTCAGGAACGGTCGCCGGAACGGTCGCCACCGTCCCAGGCTCGGCTATCGGGCTTGGCAACACCCCGTTCGTGTGGACCGTGAGTATCTCGCTGACGCAGGCAGCGACTTACTGGCTCGTCATGCGTCGCAGCGGTGCGCTGTCCGATATCGCCTACTACCAGGTGTCTGCAGGATCATCCGCCGCCGGGTTGGGGCCTTTGGGGAGGTACACCGGAACGTCGTGGTCTTCTTTCGGATCGACGATGATGGTCAACCTCTCATTTACGGGTGCGCCGGTCACGGCGTCGATCTATTACCTGACCGACACCGCCGAGACGATCAACCCCGGCGCCGCGACCGAGAAGAAAGCGTTGACGACCCGCGGTTCCGGGTCGGTGAACGCGGTGACGAACACGGCGGCAGGGCCGACCGCGGGCATTCAGGCCACAGCTAGTGCGGGCGGCACCGCGGTTGAGTGGTACACCCCTGCTCTCGAGGCGGTCACGTTCGGCGGCAAAGCAAAGATCAACATCCGGGCGCTCGAATCAAGCGCCGCCGCCAACGCCAGCCTCAAAGCTGAGATCGCGGTTGTCGCCGGCGACGGGACGGGCGCAACCGTGTGGGGTGTCGCGAACGTCGAGTCCGACACCACGCTTGGAGGCGAACTCGGCACCGCCGACGCAGCCAAGGTCGCCTGGGTCGCCGGTGACGACGTCGCCATCACGGCCGGGCAAAGGCTGCGGTTCCGCATCTACGTCGACGACCCCGCCATAGGGCCGCTCGTCACCGGCAACACCGTCACCGTCAGCTACAACGGCACATCCGCAGCGGCGGCCGGTGACACCTATGTCATCCTGCCTGTCACTGTTGTCGAGCAGACGTCTGGTACCGCCTGGGCGCAGCCGGTCAACGACACGCTGTCGCTGGCCGACTCGGTCGCGACGCAGGCCGGCAAGGCCGCCGCCATCCCCGACACGCTCGCCGTCGCCGACGCGGTCGCCTTCCAGGCCGCGTTCGCCCGCACCATCCCTGACACGCTCGCGGTCGCCGACGCCACCGTTGTTGCTCGTGACATCGCCCAGGCGGTCGCCGACACCCTGCCGCTCGCCGACGCGACCGCGCTGGCCAGTGACATCACCCAGACCGTCGCCGACACCGTCGGGCTCGCCGACCTCGCCTCGACGGCGGCAGGGAAGGGCACCACCGTCAACGACACCGTCACGGTGGCGGACGCGGTCAGGTTCGACCAGACGCTGACGGTCACCGACACCGTCGCGCTCACCGACGTTGTCGCGCAGGCCGAAGAGATCCACATCGCCGACACCCTCGCGCTCACCGACCTCGTCGACCCCGTCAAAACCACCGGCAGTGTCGCCCACACCCAGCCCGTCACCGACACCGTCTCGGTAGCCGACGCGCTCCTCTTCGACCGCACACAGACCGTCGGCGACACCCTCGCCGTCGCCGACCAGATCGCGTCGCAGGCCGTGCTGGCCCGGACACTGGCCGACACGGTCGCGGTCGCGGACACGCTCACCTACCAGGCTGCGCTGCTCCGCACCATCGCCGACACCGTCGGTGTCGGCGATCTTGCCGCACCGGTCAAGACCGCAGGGGCCGTCGACTGGGCGCAGCCTGTCACGGACACCGTCACCGTCGCCGACCAGATCGCCTACCAGTCGGCGCTGGCCCGCCTGGTCGCCGACGCGGTCGCCGTCACCGACACAACTCAGGCCTTGCGTGGCCTCACCCGGGATCTCGCCGACACGCTCGCGCTGGCCGACCAGCTGGCGTCCCTGACCGAACGGAACCTCGCCCTCGCCGACACGATCAGCCTGGCCGACCTGGTCGCGTCGCAGGCTGACCTGCAACGGCTCCTCGAGGACGCCGTAGCCATTGCCGACGAACTGTTCACCGACCTGCTGATACCGACGCCGCTTCCTCCCGGCTGGATCATCGTCGCGACCGGCGACCGGATCGGTGTCCTCTACCCGGGCCGCCTCGACACCGCCGCCCAGACCCTCGGCGGCATCACCGTCCCCGGCCAGGGCGAAGGCGAACTCGCGCTCACAGGTGTCGGCGGCATCGCAAGGACAGGAGGCTAAACGATGGCCGAAGTCGTCACGTTCGTCGGCTACCGCCCCCCGGTTCGCTACGACGGGATCCCGTGGACCAGGGTCAGGATCCAGGAAGCCGCCGCCGAGGACGGCAGCTACACCCAGCTCGAGGAGATCCTGTTCAGCCCGGTCGACACCGACCCGTCACAGCCACAGACACGGTCGTTCACAACCGAGCTGGGCACCGCGATCGACTACTGGTACCGCGTCGTCTTCGCCGACGCAACAGGCGACACATCCGTTCCGACCACCCCCGTCCAGAACATCGCCGGCGGCTCGGTCCCCACCGTCTCCCAGTACGTCGATGTGGTTGAGCTCGCCCGGGTGCTGCAGCTCCAGTCCGCCACCCCGGCGCAGGCGACGGCGATGCTCCGCGCGATCAACGCGTCATCCGCGGAGATCGACTCGTATCTCGCACCCGATGCGCCGTTCTTCCCGCCCTACCCGGCACTCGTCGTCCAGGTCTGTCTCGAGCGGGCCGTCGACCACTGGAAGGCGGAGCAGTCGCCGTTCGGGATCGTCGCATTGGGTGGCGAAGCACCGCCTGGCTACTCCGGTCGTAACTCGTGGCGGCGCCACGCCAACGCCCTGCTACCGCTCAAAACGAGCTTCGGTCTTGGATGAGTCTCCAACAGGTCGTCGAGGCGATGGCCACCGCCCTCGAACCGTTGCGGGACACCATCCCGGACCTCCAGATCCTGCCGTACCTGAACGGCAACCCGACCCCACCGTCGATCGACATCTACCCGGGAACCCCGTTCCAAACAGGGTCGGGGTTCGGCAATGACAAGGACCTGTTCTTCACCGTTCGTGCCCGCACCACGTTCGCTGACAGCATCGCCGGCCAGCAGGGCCTGTACCGGATGTTGGATCCGGCCGGCCCCGCCTCCGTCCAGGCAGCCCTCGAGCAGGATCAGACCCTGGGCGGGGTTGTGCAGTCGGTCGCCGTCATCGACGAGGGCGTGTCCG